GGAAAGATTCAACATTTTGTTTTACTCCCAATGATTTCTCAAGGAAGATCCGACGAGGAGTTTGCAGCATGGGATTCCCTTAAAGCACTGATGGATAGTTTTGATGACCATTCGGACGTAGCGTTCGGTGCTCTGTTTCATCCATATCTGTCTGACTTGGATTGGGATATTTCCATCTACGAGCCTGAAGCGTTCAGCAGATATTTGGTTATGGATGATGCAATGAGAGAATATCGTAGCAGTTTTTCTACAGAAAGGAATTAAGATGCGTATATATTTAGCCGGTGGCTTCAAAAGTAATTGGCAAGAACGTATAATGATCCAATGTGATCAACATACATATCTTAATCCCCGATCACATCATTTGGATGATTGGAAAGAATATAGTGCATGGGATTTGTCCGCAATAGACCAATGTGATTGGGTGTTTGCATACTTTGAAAAAGATAATCCCAGTGGATATGGGTTAGTATTAGAAATTGGGTATGCTCGCGGCAAACAAAAGAGAGTAATTTTTGTTGATGAAATTTCTCCATTTAGTCCAAAACATCAAAATCATTTACGTATTGTAGAATTTGCATCAGATGTGTATTTTAATACATTAGAAGATGGTATGCAATTTCTCCAATCATTACCTACACATGTTTGATGTAACACATTGGGTTAAAGTATATCAACAGGACAAATTACTTTGGGAAGGACCAGTTAATGGAACGTTAGAAAACAATCACCTCAATATCAATTCAAATGTATTGGATGAGACATTACAAAAAATTCTTAAAACTTGTCCCAATCCACGATTGGAAATAGAAAATGCTTGGGAAGTATTGGACACGAAATTATTGGAAGGTGAAAATGAAATTAATGAACATGGAAGTGCGTGAAATTGAAAAATTACAAGCACTTTCTTTAATATTTAAATTTCATTATTCCGCTATAATGCCCAGATTAACTGATGTTTATTTAGGGGCTTTTATAGGAAGCAAATTGGTTGGGGTTATAACATTGGGGTGGGGTGTGCGTCCATTACACACCATTAGAGTTTTATTCCCGTCATGCACTACCAAGGATTATTATGAAATTGGTAAAATGTGTATGGATGATAACATGCCTAAAAATTCAGAGTCAGTATTCCTAAGTAGAGTTATAAAATGGATGAAACAAAATACAACTAAGAAAATATTATTCACTTGGGCCGATGGCACTTTAGGTAAACCTGGTTACGTTTACCAAAGTGCCAATTTTAAGTATGGGGGTTATATTTGGACTGATTTATATCTGACTGAAAATGGTGAAAGAATACACCCACGTTCAGCACAAGGAATAACCAATAAATTTAAGCAGAAAACGGCAAAATATGGACATCGGCCCAATCGTCAACAATTGAAAAAAATGAAATGGGATCATTATCGTGGAAAGCAATTTAGATATGTTTATTTTATTTGTGATAAACGAGAACGGAAAAAATTAGAAGCCGAATCTATAGTTATGTGGAATATAGATTACCCGAAAGACATGGATTTGGAATGGCGAATACAGAATTTAGATAATGGTGATTGGTTGGTTTGTTCTAAGTTACCATATAATACTACGATACGAAGTAATAGTAATAAAGCGTATATTAAAAACGCTACTCAGGTTTGGACATATGAGAAAGCGGGGGAATTTTTTAAATTATGAAAAAGTCTATAGAACGGCGGCATGTTAGTTATTCTCAATACTCTTTATGGGCCGCGTGTCCTTTTCAATGGCAGTTGGTATATTGGGACAAGTTATTTCCTCGTGATGATAATATCTACGGTATGTTTGGAACAGCTATGCATGAAACTATACAAACGTGGCTAGATATATTATTTAACAAATCTCATCTGATAGCGAAAACTGTTGATTTGGGTGAAATATTAAAAGAAAATATGGTTAAGTTATTTAAGAATACCGTCACTGAAGAGGCCGGCCAAAAAGTGTATATCTGTGATGCAGAAACATTAACTAGCTTTCATGATGATGGGTGCCAATCATTAAATTATCTACAAGCCCATATGGATAAGTTTTTTCCTGTTAACGAATGGAATTTAGAAGGTATAGAAATTCCTTTATCAGTTTTACTTAAAGATAATATTGAATTTAAAGGATATATTGACATCATTCTTAAACATAAGTTAACAGGAGCCATTAAAATTATTGATTTGAAAACTTCTACTAAAGGGTGGAATAAGTGGGTTAAACAAGATAAGAAAAAGACTAATCAAGTTTTACTTTACAAACATTACTACTCTTTACAAACTGGTGTGCCTGAAAATCATATTGGTATAGAGTTTTTGATTTTAAAGCGAAAGATATATGAAAATTCTTTATATGTAATTCCCCGAGTGAGCCCATTTGTTCCGTCTCATGGTGCACCATCGGTTAAGAAGGCTGTAGAAGATTTCGAAAGGTTTGTTGATGAGTGTTCGTTAGTATTTAATGGATCTACGGATCATATTATAGCAACTCCATCTAAAAATTCCTGTCGTTATTGCCCAGCTAATCAAACAGAACATTGTAAGGATGGTGTAAAATGATTAGTAAGTCGCAACGAAAGAAATATAAATCAGGCCTCAATTGCGTCATAGATAATAATTGGGAAGCAAAGATTAAACGAATACCTTTCGTATGCAATAGTGAAATGTTTATTATTGTTAGTATGGAATCTGAACATTGGGACGGTATAAGCTATGCTCCTATAGAATATGAAGTGAGAATTCCTATTGAAAGGATCACATTATGATCAGAATGACTAATGGAAATATTTTTCAAGCTAATACGCAAAGTATCGTAAATCCTGTCAATTGTGTTGGTGTTATGGGAAAGGGATTGGCAGCTAAGTTCAAGGAAATTTATCCAGATATGTTCAAGGCTTACAAAGCTAAATGTGACTTAAACGAAATCGTTCCTGGTAAAATTTTTGTTTGGGTCATAGATACATATGACGAACTGTTGTATATTTTCAATCTACCAACTAAAGATAATTGGCGTCATCCTTCTAAAATGTCTTATATTAAATCAGGAATTAAAACCTTGATTGATACTATGGAAGAACATGATATTCATTCTATAGCCATTCCCGCATTAGGATGTGGTTTGGGAGGATTACAATGGGACGATGTATCCAAGGAAATTATAATGCAATTTCAACATAGAGCTCCAGATAAAGAAGTTTGGCTTTATGGGCCTCAAACGTGATACTTATAGACGGGCTATAGACGAACTATAGTTATTGAGGAAATATTATGAAAGAAACAAAATCCGATACTACAACAATTCAAGTAAAACGTTATGTAATTAAACAGTTAAGGCCTCAACTTGATGCGAGAGGATGGCATTTAAGTTTATTTACTGAACGTTTAATTAATTGTTGGTTGAGTGGTAGTATAGATATTTTTCCTGAAGGTGGTAAAATGGATATACAAAATATAAAGGAGATAATAAATATTAATGAATAATGTTAACAATCAATTTACGGAGGTGACAACTAAAGATCATCCGAGTAATAGAAAAGCTGATTGGATTCCAAGAGAACAACGTAAAAAAATACTTCTTTTAAGCGATGACCTAAGAATGCAATCCGGAGTCGGCCACCAATCAAAAGAGATAGTATTAAATACCGCTCAACATTTTAATTGGGTTCAATTGGGTGCAGCAGTTCAACATCCTGATGAGGGTAAAGTTTTTGATATGTCCGATTCGGTCAATGCAGAAGTTGGAATTAGTGATTCATTAGTTAAAATTTACCCATCCACAGGATATGGAACCCCAGACCTATTACGATTTTTATTGGCAACAGAAAAACCAGATGCTATATTACATTTTACTGATCCTCGTTTTTGGGAATGGTTATATAGAATTGAACATGAAGTAAGAAACATCTGTCCAATATTCTTCTATCATATTTGGGATGATACACCCTATCCATTATATAATGAAAACTTTTATCGTTCCTGTGATTGGATTGGAAATATATCAAAACAGACATACAATATTGTTAAACAGGTTTGGCAAAAGGGTAAAGATAAAGTAGAAGATTGGCAGATAAGTTATGTCCCTCATGGAGTAGATGAAAAGATTTTTAGAAAATTACCTACACCCGGATTAATACAGCAGGCAAAAGAACGGTTCTTTGGTCAAGATGATGTAGATTTTGTTGTGTTCTGGAATAATAGAAATATTAGACGTAAAATGACGGGTGATGTGATATTAGCATTTGATCATTTTACAAAACAACTTCCAAAGGCGGATGCAGATAAGTGTAGATTGTTGCTGCATACTCAACCAGTCGATGAAAATGGAACAGATTTACCACGTTTAATTAGGGACGTTACACCAAACATTCGTGTTGTTTTTTCAACTGATAGAGTAGACCCACATCAACTTAATACGTTCTATAATCTAGCTGACGTTACAATAAACTTGGCTAGTGCAGAAGGATTTGGTTTAGGAACGTTAGAGTCAATAGCAGCAGAGACTCCAATCATAGTTAATGTTACTGGAGGACTTCAAGACCAATGTGGCTTTGTAGATGAAAAAGGTGAATATTTACATCCTGACAAGCATTTCAATTATGACTTTGGAACTAATGCAGATGGGAAATATAAAGAGCATGGTGAATGGGTGCTTCCTTGTTTCCCAACACAACGTGGGCTCATCGGGTCGTGTCCCACACCTTATATTTTCGATGATCGGTGTGATTGGAAAGAAGCCGGTGACAACATTCTAAAATTTTACAAAATGACAAAAGAAGAAAGAGAAGCACGTGGAAAGGCTGGAAGAGAATATGCATTAAGCGAAGGATTCACAGCTAAAAATATGGGTAATCTTTTCATCAAATATATGGATGAAGCATTCGAAAAGTTATCTGAACGCAAACCACGAAACTTTACAATAGTAAAAGTGGTGTGATGTATATTTACGAAATAAAGAATGTTGTTAACAATAAACGGTATTTCGGCCAGTCGGAACCGGAACATAACCGAAGAATGACCAATCACCGTTATCAACTGAAGCAAGGTATTCATAGTAATACACACCTTCAATCAGCATGGAATAAATATGGTGAAGAAAATTTTACTTGGCAAAAAGTAAAATATGTGCTGACTCTGGCTGCATTGGACGAAGCAGAGGTGTGGTATATAAAATCTTACAAAACCTACGACCGAAAATATGGATATAATATTGAAATGGGTGGTAAGAAACATTGGGTTGTGGCTGGAGAGACAAAACGTAAAATTGGTGATGCAAATCGTGGCAATAAGCACAGTGAAGAATTGAAACTGAGGTTTGCAAGGGAGAGACGAAAAAAGGACTATCCTGCAGTCATAAGTCCTGATGGTATTGAATATACCTTTGAGAGTCTTAGAGGATTTTGTAAAGAACATAATATTACTGATCGTAGAAATTTTGGATCAATGGTAAAGGGAAAAATTAATTTTTGTTTAGGGTGGAGACTCACAACTACTCCCGAAGAATATTTGGATAAATCATATACACAATCATTACAATTGAGAAAATACACCTGTCCACCATTACTATCTCCGGTGGATGAAATTCACGAAGTTAAAGTAGTAAATAGA